TCATCATGGCGAGCATGTGTTAAATCCTTGATGCGTTTTTTAACGCTTTCGGAGTATGAGTTAATCTCATCATCCGTAGGATCTGCCACCTCTTTATCAAGGGGCTTACGGCCACGGTCTTGAATTGGGGTGTCATCTATGACGTTAATCTCAATGCCATCATCTGCTGGCGCTTTGATTTCTGCGTCGATTTCATCGGGGAATTTAAACTCTTCCATGCTTACTCCATTTAAGCGCGGCTGATGCCACGGGGATCGTCCACCACACCTTCGACTTGATCGTCGTTAATGAAGCGGAACTCTTTGCCGTAAATTTTGAAACGTGTACCGGCATAAGCCCGCACAATTACAAAATCTCCGGGTTTGCTCCAAGCTCCGCTTGGGAACTTGGTTGTATCTTTATACGCATCGGGGCCAACCTTCATAACAAACAACACGGTTGTTGAATGCTCTTCCTTACGAGCCCACTCGGATGGTTTAACCAAATCGAGTTCCGTGCCATCAATCTTGTCAGAAACATCTGGAACCATGCAAAGCAATTTAAACCCAGTGGGTTCTGGCAGCATGGTGCCTTTTTCTTCTGGTGTATCAACCTCCTCCGGAGCGGATTTGGGTTGAATTTGCGGTGGCAAAATCATGCCGGGTGGCAAAATAATATCAGTCATCGGATTCCTCTATCTGTTTAGCAAGGTCAAGTAAGTAACCCTCTGCGATGGCTAGACCCTGAATCACCCCGCAAAGTTTTTGATATTGGTCGAATGTTCCGCATTGCCCAGTGGCAACATCATCTGCGTAATTATTCATGTCATCCCGTATTTTCTTGCGCAGTACGGCTGCGAATTGATCAATCATTCTTCATCCTGAGTTGGTTGCGCCTCTTGCTGATTAGCTTGCATTTGGCGTTCGCGCATTGCTGCGTCGCGTTTGTGTTTTGCAATTTCCAAACCTGTACGCATTCCGGTTTGTTGTTCCGTAGATTGAATGTTGCGTTTGTGTTTTTGCACATCCACACCAACCTTCATACTTTCTAATTGCAGCGTTCCATCTACCTTTTCTTTCTCTAAGGCAAACTTCATTTCGTGGTTCTTTTGATTTAACTGCAGTTTCATTTGCTCAAGCTGCGCTTGGGCCTGAGCCTGCTGTTGTTTCAGTTGAACTTCTTGTTGTTTAATCTGCAGTTCCTGCTGTTTAATTTGCAGTTCCTGTTGTTGCATTTGAACCAATGGATCTTGGTTCGCCTGTTGGTTTTGTTGTTGTTGAGCTTGCTGCTGTTTCTGTTGCAAAACGCGCTGCGCAGCTTGCGCCATTAAAGAGGAAACGGCAACTTCAACCTGTGGTGGCATTTTTTCATTCTGCGCGGGCAATGCGGTACCCAGTTGTGCCTCTACTTGTTTGCGGTATGAGAATCCAACGTGCTCCGCAATATGAGCTTGCATTGCAGCCATAATCATTGGGGCCTTTGGGTTTTGCCCGACAAGCTGCATGATCTGTGGATCCTGCATTGCAGATGTGTGCACAGCAATGTGTGCATCATGGTCTTGGAAAGCAAAAGCTTTCAAAGGAGAACCCCTGAGCGCATTGACATTTTCTGAAACCGGGTCGGTCGGGAACTGATCGTCTGGCAGAGGAACCAACTTATCTGCATGCTTAATACCAAGCACCTCAAGCATACGGCGATGCAGTTGAGGCAAGTCATAGATATCCGGAGCCATCTGCGCCATTTGGATAACGGCTTGGTACTGCACCACACGCTGGCTCATTGTGGCTGCGTTGGGGTCGCTGACGGGGATGATGTCTACGTGAGAGAAATCAGAATGCTTGGACTTGCGGCCACCCTTCTCTGGGTCAAAGTCGTATTCGCTTGGGCAGTCATCACGAATGATTGCTGCAAGCAATTGAAGTTCTTGTTTAAACGAGTAATGCACACGGGCCTGTACGGCGGTCATTACTTTAAGCTGGCGCTCAAGCAGTGCTAACGTTGTACCCACGGGAGCTTGGCTGGACATGTCGCTAATCTGCATGTCTGCGGTAGCGGCAAAGCGTCGTCCCTCTTCAACAATGTTGTTGAGCAGGTTATAGAGAACTTGGCTTGGCTCTTTATATGGCAGCGGAAGAATGTTGTCCCGCAGAGCGCCCGAACCAATATCTACGTCTCTAAACTCTCCCGGCGCGATTGGCGTATCATCTCCCTTAATGCGCAATCCACGAGATTTAAGGCCTCCCGGTAGGTTTGAGAGCGTACCAGCATCGACAAGCTGCCGCATGATTGAGGTTGCTGATTTAGCAAATCCTCCAATGAGGTGGAACAAACCAAACCCGTAAGCCCCGAATCCGGGGATATATTGGTAGTGGACAAAGTGTTGGAGCTTGAGCTTGAGTTTGTCATCTTCTTTCCAGTTGCGGCGAACAGATAGAACCTGATTGGTTCCTTTGATGATAGTGACTACATAAGGCAGCGCAATGCCCGTCTCCTCGCCCTCATCATCCAAATCTTCAAATCCCTCAAGATCCAAGTCCACCATCATTTCATAAAGGGTGTAACGGTCATCGTTTAAATCACTAAAACCAGTCTCTTGGTCTTTGGCTTTTTGAATTTCATCCGACTGGCGCAAAGGTTCTGCAAGTTCAACATCTGCGTAAAAACCGCTTGCCTGCAGCTTCAAAATATCGTTTTTGTGCATACGCATAACATGCGTAACACGGGGAGATGTGCGGATTTCGGTGCAGCCATAAGGCAAAAGAACGTCTTCTGCGGGCACAAAAGCGGAAACTTGGCGTCCCAAATTGGAATCTTTGTACACCTTTTTGAATGAGGAACCTGCCGCAGGCAGACTCCACAGCATTCGTTCCATTTCAGGGCGGAACTCAGGCATTTTTTCAATCAGCTCGTAGTTCATGTCCTCTTGGACATTGGCTGCGGCCTGTTTTTTTTCCGGAGTCTCTGCGCCCCAGATGGTTGTACGTACTGGGCCTGCTGCGGGGAACATTTCGGTGATGGTTTCGGACTGAAAACGCACCACCGCCTCGGTAATCATTGGGTGAAACACCCCGGAAGCACCGTTCCAAGGCTCTGTGCGCTCCTCATACTGCAGTCCAAGCAGCTTTAAACCCGTGATATAGGCTTTTTCCCAGTCTTTACGGCTGTTTTTGTCATTGTCAGCCTCGCTTGCAAGCTCTGATGCCAAACTTTGGAGCATTGCATCATCTAAAACATCAACCAAGTTAGCAGAGAAGTCATCCCCGCTATCCGGAACAATATCAATATCGGTGTTTCCTGCGTGGATGTGTAGTTCTTTTGGATCTACGACCTCAATTTGGATCTCTTCTGCCTCTGGGGCATCTCCGCGTCCGGGCATAACCTTATCAATGTTTGTAGCCATAGCAATCCTTAGTAATAGGCGGCTGATCTGCGCCTGAAAATAATTGGTTCATCTTCTTCATCGGATGCAATTTGAATAAATCCGCCTTGGCGGAACTTCATCAGGGCTTGGCTGCTTGAGTCAACCAAGTCATCGTGGTCTCCATTTGGAAATGAAGCCAACTCATCCATAACTTCTTCTGCCCACCTTGTTTCAGGGCACCAAACAACCCCGGAAGCAAATAAATCCGCTATAGAGTTTACACGGCTAATTTTGTCATTGCCTTTGCTTGGTGTAAACCCTTGCAGAGGTATCCCCATTTTGCGTAACTCATAGATAAGCGGAGCACCAGCGGCGCGTTGCTCAATAATCAAGGAGTCAGGCTGGAACTCTTGATAAAGCTCATAAGCCTTAGCTTTTAGTTCTGGAAACTCCATACGCTGTTTAAATGCATCAAGGAGAATGATGTTTGTCTTCATGTCTCCATGCTGATTGGGATGGTCAAAAACACCCCAAGTTGTACAGGCGGAGTAGTCTGCGCGGTTGTTCTTTTCAAAGGCGGTGTCCCATGACTGAATGATGTAGTCACACTGCGGTGGATGACGGTCTTCCCACATTCTCCAGTCGCTGCGTTTGATAATTGCGCCTTCATTACCCGTAGGGTTCTGCTGGTATTGAGCTTCCCATTTGGCTACGGGGATTTCAGCCTTGATGGCTTCAAGCTCTTCTTTTTTCCAGAAAGCAGGCCAAAGCGGGGTTCCAGATGGAAGCAATGCGGGGAACTCAATTACTTCCCACTCATCTACCCCATCCCCCGCAGACTTCTTAATTATCTGCCCGGTCAAGTCGCGCTTGGCCCAGCGGGTCATCACAATAATAATGGCACCACCCGGCTGTAAACGCTGACGCGGGCCAGATGTGTACCACTCATACACATTATCAAAGACCGCCGGATTGTTCTGTTTTGCTTCCTGCTCGGAGTGAGGATCGTCAATGATCAATAGATCAGCGCCCTTGCCAGTAACAGCACCACCAACACCAATAGCAAAGTAGTCACCGCCCTTATCCGTGTTCCATCGTCCTGCAGCCTTGCTGTCGGTAGACAGCTTGGTATCAAACACCTTTGTGTAGGCTTCAGAAGAAACAAGGTTCCTAACTTTCCGGCCAAAGCCGGTTGCAAGTTCTGCGGTGTGGGCAGTCTGGATGATCTTTTTCTCAGGGAACTTACCCAAGAACCAACTTGGCAAGAGGTAAGAGGCAAACTCAGATTTGGTATGCCGTGGAGGCATGTTGATGATCAATCTCTTTAGCGATCCATTGGCAACACGCTCAAAGGCATCAGCCATGATTGCGTGGTGTCTGCCCGAAATAAATACGGGCCACATCTGTTTGGCAAAGAACAGGAACGACTCTTTGCATCGTTCAACCCGATCCATCTCCAGCAAAGCGGTAATCTTTGCTCTTTCTGTTTCCGGCACTTTGTCCACAATTTGCAAAAAGCTGGAAACTTCTGTCTGCGTGAGGAGACTCATAGCTTTCCAATCTCCTTTACGGAGCGGTCTTTAAGAACCACAGAACGAAACTTGTACGGGCGGTTCTCAAGGTGTCCTTGTTCTTTTAGTTTATGGATGATCCTGTGGATGTTTGACTTTGAGCTCAGGCCTATGCCTTTAGCAATAACGTCATAGCTAGGCGACACACCGTGTAAACGGGTGTACACCTTTATGAAGTCATAGACAAGCTTTCCTTTTTCAGTCATACCACTAGTGTAAACGCAAATACGAACGTTCGCATTAGTTTTTAAAAATTTTATATAGGGGTGGGGGTTGTTGCAAGAAAACAACAGGGGGTGGGTGTCTAGGATTTGAATGAGTGGATTAGAGCGTAACGTTCAGGCAGGCGATGCGGTCAAAAGAGGGGCATGGGGGCACGGTGGGGTCAGCCATACTCAGTATTCGCGAACCGCGAAACCAAGCAAAATAATATCGACATAATCATTAATACCCTCCGAGATACTCAGCGCTTAAACA